GAACGCTACACAATCAACAAGGACGAATACAAAGAGCAAAGCGGTAATAATGATTTTATAATATTATGAGTAAATACATAAACAAACATCGTAAAACGTTTACACCTACACCAAACAAATCTAAAGTTAGTTTTGTAAACCTTAGCACTTATACAAGCCCTGAGATTATAGAGTCTAAGAACAAAGAATGGGTGGAGTTTGGAGCGAATAATGATTACTTTCAATTTCTTATAGACCGCTACAACGGTTCTGCGACAAACAATGCGGTTATTAATGGAATAAGTCAAATGATATACGGTCGTGGCTTAGACGCTACGGATTCGGCTCGTAAGTCTGATGCTTATGCTCGTATGATATCATTGTTTAAAAAAGAAGACAATAAACGATTTGCGTCTGATTTAAAACTAGCTGGTCAATGTGCTATACAAGTTATTTACTCAAAAGATAAAAAGACTATTCAAAAGGTTGAACATATCCCTATTGAAACATTAAGAGCAGAGAAATGCAGCGAAGATGATAAAGAGATACAAGCGTATTACTATCATCCTGATTGGGCTAATATAAAGCCTAGCGAAGAACCTAAAAGAATCCCATCTTTTGGATTGACTGAAAAACCCGCACCTATTGAAATACTTTATGTTAAACCATATAGAGCGGGTATGTATTATTACAGCACACCTGATTATCAGGGTGGTTTGCAATATGCCGAACTTGAAGAGGAGATAAGCAACTATCATTTAAACAATATTATGAATGGATTGGCTCCGAGTATGCTAATCAATTTCAATAATGGTGTGCCAGAAGAGGAAGCACAAAAATTAATAGAAAATAAGATACAACAAAAGTTTAGCGGGTCTAGTAATGCGGGTAAATTCATATTAGCTTTTAACGACTCTAAAGAATCACAAGCGGACATTACGCCTGTTCAACTATCGGATGCTCACAACCAATATCAATTTCTTAGTGATGAATCACAAAAGAAGATAATGGTTGCTCATAGAGTTGTTAGCCCTATGTTATTAGGGATTAAAGATGGTAGCGGATTTGGTAACAATGCAGACGAATTAAAGAACGCTAGTATATTGATGCACAACACGGTTATAGTGCCATTACAAGAAATGCTAACGGATGCGTTCGATAAGATACTAGCGTTTAACGGGGTTAGTTTAAACCTTTACTTTAAGACGTTGCAGCCATTGCAATTTATGGATTTGGACAACGTACAAGACGAAGAAACTAGAGAGGAAGAAACGGGTGTTAAAATGAGTATTGCGTTATCTAAGTTAGATGAGTTAGGCGAAGATGAAGATTTAACAGAGTGGGAATTAATAGACGAAAGAAAAGTCGATTATGAAGACGAAGACGAATTAGACGAACAAATCAATAGTTTAAATAAACCAAAACAAAGTCTATTATCTAAGATTAAGAACTTCGCTACAACGGGAACGGCAAGACCCAACGCAAAAAGTTCACAAGACGGTGTAGAACCTACTTTCGGATTACAATATAAAGTACGTTACCAATACGCACCTTTAAAAGCATCTACAGATAGTAGAGATTTTTGCAAGAAAATGGTAGCATCTAAAAAAATATACCGAAAAGAAGATATTGTAGGTAAAAATTACCCAGCTTCATTAGGTGGTATGTCTAGTAGTTCAGTCAATGCTGGTTGGGGTCTTAATGGTGCTGATAATTACGACATTTTTAAGTACAAAGGCGGAGGAGATTGCCATCATTTTTGGATGCGTAAGACTTATTTAGCGAAAAGAGTAGGCGGAAAGCCTGACGTTGGAAATCCTAAAGCGGTTATTAGTGTAAATAAAGCACGTAAAGCGGGCATAAAACCTGTTAAGAACGATAAAGAAGTGGCAATGTTACCAACTGATATGCCTAATAACGGATTTGTAAATAAAAGAAGATAATATGGCTACAGCATTATTCATAAGTAGAACAGATTTAGTAAAGAATACGATTGTAGACGGCAATGTCGACACCGATAAGTTTATACAATTCATTAAAATTGCTCAAGAAATACATATCACTAACTATTTAGGGTCTAAATTATATGATAAAATTAGTTCAGACATTGTAGCTGGTAGTTTGGCTGGAAATTATTTAGCTTTAGTAAACGATTACATACAACCTATGTTAATTCATTTCGCTATGGTTGAGTATTTACCATTCGCAGCCTATCAAATTAAAAATGGTGGTGTAAGTAAACATAGTTCGGAAAATTCGGAGAGCGTAAGTAAGAGCGAAATAGAGTTTTTAGTACAAAAAGAACGAGATACATCGGAATACTACACAAGACGCTTTGTGGATTACATTTGTTTCAATTCAGAAAAGTTCCCAGAGTACAACACCAACAAAGATAGCGATGTACGACCAGACAAGGATTCTAACGTATCTAATTGGGTTTTATAATGAAAGCGACATACAAACCAAAACAATCAAACATAGAACGCTTAAAGACATACCTAAGCAAAAAAGAAAAATAAACTATGGCTACAATTAAAATAAACGAATTACCTACATCTTCTATAAATTCATCTGATTTTTTAGTCAAAGCGGACGGTAATGGATTAGCTACAAAAAACACGATTGAGAATCTTTTAGCACCCTTACAAACAAACATAAATAACGTAGAACAAAGCCTTGAAGACAATGTTCAGGATGAGCAAGATGCAAGGATTGCAGCAGATATTGCTTTACAATCTAACATTGATTTAAAAATAGATATTGCGAGCATTGTAGACAACGTAACCGCTGGGGGTTCTGGCGTTCCTTTATCAGCAGAACAAGGTAAATTACTAAAAGCTGAAATACTAGCCCTAGCGGGTTCTTTAATACCGCAAGGCAATTGGGATGCAGATACAAATACGCCAGATATTTCAGGAACTACACAAACAGGATATTATTGGATTGTTTCAGTGGCGGGCTCTACTGATTTAGATGGAGAAACGGATTGGAAGGTAAACGATTGGGCTATAAAAACCGCTGATGGTTTTGCTAAAATAGACAACACGGACAAAGTTCTTAGCGTAGCTGGCAAGATTGGCGAAGTTGTTTTAGCTAAAGCAGATGTAGGATTGTCTAATGTAGATAATACAACGGATGCAAATAAACCGATTTCAACAGCACAACAAACCGCTTTAGATTTAAAAGCAAATTTAGCGGGAGGTAACACTATAACAGGAGAACAAAAACATAATAATTCAGGAACAGGAACAGCAATAGATGTAAATAATACAAGTACAGGTACGGGTATTGATATATTAAATAATTTAGGAGGTTTCGGTTTATACATAAATAATAACGGAGCAGGAAGTGCTATTGAGGTAGCGGGTACAAGTTCGGGTTTTAATTTCGTTGGAAAAGATAATACGGTAAATACTTTTACAGTAGATAAAGAGGGTAATATTGTAGCAAATAAAGCTAATTTAATCGGAAATCTTACGGTATATTCATCAGAAAGCACAATTGGAAACGGAAACGGTTCAAGGGTTATATCTTTAATAGATAGTTCTTTGGGCAATGACATGGGGGGGTTACAAATAATAACAGGTGATGACAATAACGATGAGCCTGCCTTACTTCATACTAATTATTTAGGAGATGAAGCTTTCAGAATTTCATCTTTTGGAGATATTATTTCTACAAGAGGTGCCACGTTTAGTGGTGAGGTAGACATCAAAACAGGACCAACTTCAAGAATATTAATAAGGGATTTGTTAGGAATAACTAGGATTGATGCAGTAAACGCAGACAACTCTAGTTTTGCCCCTTTACTTATTAAAGGAAGTACTTTGGAGCTTCAGGGCGATGCCACCTTTGGGCAGAATATAAAAGTAAAATTTAATGAATCTTATTTCACAAATTACACTACTAATGGTATAGATTATTTCGGAGATAACCAAAGTTTTACAATAAAAGACGAAGGAGTAGATAGGTTAAAAATAGAATCTGCTGGAAAAGTCAAAGCTTTCGCAGACTTCGAAGCAGTAGGAAACGCCACGATTGGGGGTTCTGTACAAGCTAATTCCTACAAGTCTTCTGATGGAACGGTTGGTTTAACAACTACGTTTACTATATCTGGTACTTCATATACTTACAAAAATGGACTATTAACTGGAGTTTTTTCTGCATAGTTTAAATTAATTAAAAAATAAAAAGAATGGAAAGAGTTTTTAAAAATTGGAAAACATCATTGATAGGAGTTATTATTTTAAGCGGTTTATGTTTTAAAGCTTTTACCGTTGGCTTTTCAATTAGTGATGCACTTTTAGGTTTGATTTCTGCTGGTTTTATAGTAGCTAAAGACAAAAGAAATGACTAACAAGTTTTTACTCGAAGAGATACATAAGGAGCAAAGAGAGCAGGCTAAAAAGCAGTTGCAACTTTCTGCCGACTTTTCTAATTTTATGAATAAGCAAGAAGCTTTTAA